CCCAAATACAAGATATTAAAGACTCTTTACGTTTCTTAGTTCATTATTGTTTACAAAATCGTATACAATTACATGATTATGTCTTCCATAAAGAAAAATCTATTGAACCGATTTGGACTTATCATGTTAAGCATAACAAAATTAATCCTTATGTTTTAATGGAGTTTCCAAATATATTTCATACAATACAAGAAATGCCTAAAGATGAACGAGAGTTTCTGTTAGGTCGTTTTGGAACAAATTTTCTAGATTATCGGACAAAATATATGAATTCAAAAGAGCTAAGACCGTTTTTGGAAAAGGCTTTTATAAGACTAAAACTTTTTGTAGATAAAAACTTGAACTCTGCAAAATATCAACCATAATAATAACACTATGACATTCACGAAAAATATGTTTAACGAAATTAAGGCCTCTTTGTCGAACAAAAAAGATAGTTCGTATAAAGAGATTATGAAATTTGAGCCAGGCAAGACTTACGTTGTTCGTCTTGTACCTAATGTTACCGACCCTAAGTCGACGATGTACCACTATTATCACCACTCCTGGAATAGTCTCTGCACCGGGCAGTTTGTAACCACCCTCTGTCCCTCGACTTATGGTGAGCAATGTCCTATCGATCAGCTCGTTCTTAAGACCTATAACACCGGAACAGCTGAAGAGAAGGAAAAGATTAAACCTATCACTCGTAAAGAGAACTGGTATGTTAATGCTTATGTTATCTCTGATCCTACTAATCCTGAGAATGAAGGTAAGGTTAAGGTTATCCGCTATGGTAAAGAGTTAGCTAAGATTATTAACTCCGCTATTGACGGAGATGATGCTGATGAATTCGGTGTTAAAATCTTTGATGTTGCTGAAGGCTGTTCCCTCAAGATTAAGTGCGAATCTCGTACTGGTATGGGCGGAAGTCGGGCGTTTGTAACCTATTCAGCTTCTAAGTTCACTTCACCTTCTAGGCTCGAAGGTATGGATGCTAAAAAAATTGACGCTATCTATGAGTCAGCTCACGAACTCGATAAGTTTAATAAACCGAAGACCTATGCCGAGCTTCAGCGTATGCTCGATCAGCACTTCTTCTGTATTCAGGATGTTACTAATATTGAAGAAGACGAAGACGATGTTCCGATTTCTAAGCCTGCTGTTTCTAAGAAAGATGAAGCTCTTAATAACATCTTTGCAGGTATTAAAGAGAGTACTAGTACAATTGAGCCAGCTGTCTCAAAGGTTGAAGTACCTGAAGAGAAGCCTGCTGTTGATGATACAGATGCTAAACTCAAAGAACTTCTCGCAAGTCTCTAATTTATGTTAAGAAGTAAAAAGAAACTCCAATACGCAAATCATAATGTTATCCATTCTCCAGAGGAGATGGAAGAGCTCATTAATAACGGTGCTAAAGCATACGAGGCTTATCTTGACGCATTAGGTTTCGATTGGCGCAACGATCCGAATAGTGCTGATACACCTCGCCGTGTAGCTAAGGCGTTTGTAACAGATCTCGCTATGGGTTGTTATACCGAACCACCTAAAGTTACAGCCTTTGATAACGTCGACGCGTATGATGGAATGGTATGTCAGAATAATATTAAAGTTGTTTCGATGTGCTCCCACCACCACGCGCCTTTTATGGGTGTAGCTCACGTAGCTTATATCCCGTCTAAGAATGGTAAAGTCATCGGTCTTTCAAAGCTTAATCGTATTGTTGATTGGTTTTCCCGTAGACCTCAGGTTCAAGAAAACCTCACTATGCAGATACATCAATACATCGATCAGGTCTGTGAAAAGAATAAGGGCGTAGCTGTTCTTATTGAAGCTAATCATACTTGCTGTTCTAATCGTGGTATTAAACATGATAGTACAATGCGTACAGCTAGAATGTCTGGTTCTTTCTTAGATGAAAAAGATAATTCAAGGGCTGAGTTTTACAAGTTTGTGGAATTTGCTCAAAATAATAAAGGACACATTTCGTAAAATGATTACTGACGAACAACTCGCAACAGCCTTAGTAGCTAAGATGGCTGGGATGGAACTAAAAAAGGTCGACGATTACACTGTTACTCAGGCCTCCACTGGCCCGGCTACTAGAATTGACCCTAAGCAATTTTTGCCTGGAGTTCAACAGATGCAGCAAAATCATCAAGCCGCAATTATCGCTGCTGCTAATAGAGAAGCTGAAATGGCCTTTCCGTTACCGCAGGCACAAACCGTAAGTGCTCCAATACCTCAAACATTTACTGGTCAGAGCCCTATATCAGTACAACCTCAATCTGATCCTAATCAACTTACTTTTGATTTTCTTGATGAAGCTACCACTAAAAAGTCATTAAAACAGTTGGATTTAATTGTAGACTATCTATACTCTATTAATAACAAATTAGATAAGGTACTCTCAAAACGTGACTAATATTCTAGCTCTCAATAAAGAATCCTTCGTACAGAAGTTCCTATTACCTATCAGTAAACTGGCTGATAACGTTTCTATCTCAATTGACGATAGTGAAGTGTATGCTACTTGTGCTTCTCAAGACGGCTCTGTAGTCTTACTTGCTAGTTATAAGACCGATACAGCAGTTAGGGGCATCCCACGGATTAATCTTCCTGATGTCAAAAAGTTTGTTAGACTTTTAGACTGTGTTGAAGAAGATAATATTGCTATAACTATTGAGAATAATCATCTCAAATACGTTACACCTTCATTTAAGTTCAATTACTTCTTACTTGAAGACAGCTACATGCAGAGGTGCCCTGTTAATCCTGAGAAGATTAAAAAGTTAAAATACGATACAGCCTTTCTTCTACCTAATACAAAGTTTAATGAGGTATTAAAGGGTAGTTCAATTGCTACAGATTCTGATAAACTTTACTTCTACACAAAAGACGAAAAAGTATACTGTGAGCTTAACGACCTTGAGAGACAGAATATTAACAACATTACCTACCTTGTAGCTGATAAATTTGTTGGTGAACAGATTAAAAATACTTTACCTCTTAACTTAGAAAATATTCGCTTACTAGCAGGCACAAAGTGCAATGAATTTACTGTAAAGGTTAACAATGAATTAAAAGTAACTCTTTTTCAAATTGAAGAAAAAGATATAGATATAAAATTTATTATATCAGCGCTTGTAAAATAACACCTTGAGGTATAAGTTTTAATATGTCAAATAAGCTGTCCACACTCGGTTACACACTCAAACGTTTAAGAGACTCAGGCTACTACGCTCATAAACTCTTTACTGAATATAATGATGCTGATGCTCGTGCTTGGACAATTATAATTGATCCAGGTATAGCTTCTGTGTTTTGTACCTGCTTTGTTAACGAGCCCTTTTATGGGGATTCTTATTTTGAATTGACCGACGGGGATCAAAGAATACCCGGGCGTTTAAAAATTTCTACCTCTTCGTTTGAAGTGCTTGTTGAACATCTTGTAAAGTTTAACATTAATAATAAGGCTCCAGGTTATAATAAGAAGTTTAATAAATAATACTGGTATGGCTAAAGAGGATAAGGATAAAAAAAAGCCATCCAAGAGAAGTTATCGTAAAAAGAAAACAGAGTCTCTTGGTCTAAGCGCCCTTAATTCTGTTGAAGATAATATCCTCCCTGAAAAACAACTAGCCCAAGTTGAAGAGGTTATTAAAAATGCTTTTATACGTTTTGCTGATGCTGCTCAACTTAAACAGTATAAAGTAAAAGATCTTGAACACCTTGATAGTGTAGTTTCTGAGTTCTTAAAAACTTTTATGGTTTTAGGTTATGACTTGAATGGAGAAAAAGTCTTTATCATGCACGCTACAAACCCTCATGATAGAGATGCTTTAGTTGAACATCTTCGCACAACACTCCTAGGAATTATTAATGCCCAGAGTTAAATAACTTTGTGGCAAAGAAAGATAAAGAAGAGGTCTTTAAAGATCCCTACGAAGACGTTATAATAGAAAACCCTATAGATGAATCTCAGTACTATAGAGGTGATAAAAATGTTCCTAAAGAAGACGCCCAGTTTGAGTGGACCCCGAAGATGGTCAAAGAGCTCAAAAAGTGTAAAGAAAACATTATTCATTTCGCTGAGAACCATTTTTGGATTGTAAACCTTGATCAGGGTAAAATGAAGATTGAGCTCTATAAAGCTCAAAAGAAAGCTCTTAAGTCACTTGCTGACAATAGGTTTGTGTGTGTACTTGCATCGAGACAGGTGGGCAAAACAACTCTAAGCACTATTTATGCTCTTTGGAACACTTGCTTCTTTGATGACCAGAGAGTTATAATTGTTGCTAACAAGGAATCGACCGCTATTAATATTTTTAAGCGTGTTAGATTAGCATATGAGCTGTTACCTAATTATCTTAAACCCGGTGTTAAAGAATATGGTAAAACAGGAGTAACTTTTGCCAATGGTTCTAGTATTGGTATTAGTACTACTACTTCTACGGCTGCTCGTGGTGACACAGCTTCAATCCTGATGATAGATGAGGCGGCTTTTATTGATCCGCACTTCATGGAAGAGTTCTGGAAATCGGTTATTCCTATTGTTTCATCGGGCAAGAAGACAAAAATTTTCATGGTAAGTACCCCTAACGGCACCGGTAATAAGTTTTACGAAATATATTCGGGAGCTGAAAAAGAAACTAACGGATGGAAGGCTGAGAGAATTGACTGGTGGGATGTTCCGGGAAGAGGAGAAAAATGGCGTAAACAAATGGTAGCTGCTCTTGGTTCTGACGAAGCCTTTCAACAAGAGTTCGGTAATACGTTTTTAGATGCTGGTAACTCTGCTGTCGGTGCTTCAGTTATTGAAAGATTTAAAGAAAACAAAAAACCAGCTATACATACAAGTGATGAGGGCGCGTATAAGGTTTTTGAAGTCCCGGATACATCTAAGCTTTATACAATTGGGGTAGACGTCGGTGAAGGCATTGGAAGAGCTTCATCTGTAGCCCAAGTTTTAGATATTACAGACTTAACTGATATAAGACAGGTGGCCGTTTATGGTACAAATACTGTCGAACCTTATCATTATGCTAACAAATTAGTTAATCTTTGCTCCCAGTGGGGCAACCCTCCATTACTTGTAGAGAGAAATAATTGCGGTGCTCAAATCATTGATGCTCTCTTTCACAAACACATGTACGAAAAAATTGTATCCTGTTCAAAATTAGCTAACACCGGGTCGTTTTCTAATACAAGACATCTAGGAATTCTTTCACATAACAATTTACGCTTTGCAGGAGTTGCTAATATGCGTTACTGGGTTAACTTTTTACAGGTTGTTCATATTAACGACCTCGACACCATAAAAGAGTTTGAAACATTTATTCGTTACCCAAATGGCACTTATAGAAAAAAGAATGATTTATTTTATGATGATAGAATTATGGCTCTTGTTTGGGCATTGTTTATTTTAGAACCAGAAATTTGTCAGCAATATTTTAATATTGAAGAGTTTGACGACCAGAATAAACCTTTAAGAATTGCAAATAACGGTTACTACGATCTTGATCCAAGTCTCTATAAAATAAAAGACTTAAATAATAGTAACAATATAACCACTCTAGGCATTAACGAAGAAATAGGTTATCAACCATTAATTTCAGAAAATGAATTTGAAAGAATGTATGATACTTCTGACATCGATGATTTAATGTCACAGGGCTGGAAACCAATGTAATATGGCAATAGATAACGACCTTTGCGAAACACCACAGCCTACTCAGCAATCTGTTCTTAATAGAACAGGTAAAGATAAGTTTATATTGGTCTTAAATTTACCACCTATTTTAAGAAAACGTTTTACAAATGACGAACTTTTAAATATTAATCCTCTACAGATTAGTATTTTCGGAACCGTAGTACCCCCTATACAAGTACCTGCAAATGAAGTACGTTTTGGTGGTCAGTCATATAATGTTTCGTCATATAGCCGACCTAACTATCCACCCCTCCCCGTTAATTTTATTGTAGATACTAAATTTCGCAATTATTGGGTTTTATGGAAATGGTTACAGGTCTTAAATGATCCTGAAGAAAGTTACTATACAGGCACTGATCCTAAGCTTGAAACATGGAAGGATAGAATAAATTCAGGTATTGTAACTGAATATCAAACTAATTTTTCAATCCTAGGACTCAATGAATATAATCAACAATCTGTAGAATTTGTATTTAAAAATGCTTTTATAACTAATTTAGGTGGAATAAACTACGATTATAATGATACCGAGCTTATAAAATCTTCTGCAGAATTTCAGTTTTCTCAGCTTGATGTCAACCTTCTCACTTAAAAAATTATCGTAAAAAGCATAAATAATAATATAAAATTATGGCACGTTCAATCAATTCACCTGGTGTACAGATTACAGAAAAAGATTTATCCGAATATATACAAACTACTACTGGTACTACTGCATACGCCATAGGGTTTGCACCTCAAGGCCCTACCGATGAAGTACTTTTAGTTACTTCAGCATCAGAATTAGAAAATATTTATGGTGCCCCGGAAAGTACAGCAGAAAAATATTTTCACTATACATGCCGTGAAATTTTAAATTCTTCAGGCACTCTTTTAACTACCCGTCTTCCATATGGTTCAGGGTCTGGTGCTGGCTTTACCAATCAATATAGTGCTCTTTTATACCCTGTAGCTTCAGCTGCCGGTAGTTTTCAGGTCGGTCAACCAACACACATTACACTTGATCAAAGTCAATATGAAGCTATAGTTCAAGGTAATATCGGTTGGGCTACCCTTCTTTCATCAGTAAGTACTGCTAGTTTTAACTCTTCAACAAATTTTGTTGATGCAGGTATTGTTGTCTTAAACTCTTCTCAAACTACCGTTAACGAAGGTTATGAAGGCTACTATGTGACATTTACTGATAATGTAGACATCGGGCCTGGTACAGATTTTACTTCTGTAAATACATTCAAAAGCTTATCAGCTAATTCAGCTTTTGTAACAGTACCAGAAATAAGATTAGGTTTTGCTTTATCGGGTACAAAAGAATTATTAGGTTCTGGTAGTATTTCAGAAGTAATCGAGGGCATTCCAACATACGATTTTGGTTCTGAATACTATAAAGACAGTCTCGTTATGACGGTTTTTAAAGTTCGCTCATCAATTTATGAGTCTGGTACTTTAGCTTCTTCATTAGTTGAATCATATATCGGTTCTCTTGATCCTAATAAACAAACAATTGCAGGAACAGGTGTACAAACATTCTTCTTAGAGGATATCGTTAATAATAATTCAAGCAATGTTAAAGTTTTAATTAACCCGAATATTTCAAAACGCACTAATTGGACTGAGCTCTCTTCAGCTAATCCAAGTACATCTGTTAGAATTGAGCCAAGTAATAAAGCTCTTTACAGTATTGGTTCGTATGTACCAACCTATACCGTAAATAACAAGTATGTTGGTGACATTAAACTAAAAGTACAAAGAGCTTTAACTTTAGTTGAGTCTCCCGAACTTATCGATCTTGATGTTGTTGTTGATGGTGGTCTTTCAACAATTTCAGCTGTTACAAGTTCAAGCGCTGAATTTGATGATTCAGTTTTTGTAAATACCTCCTCCCTTTCAAGTACTTCAAGTGACCTTGTAACTCGTTGGAGAGATATTTTCAATACCTTTAACGGCTTTGTACAAAACACCCGTAAAGATTGCGTCTTTATTGCAGATCCTTTAAGATACATCTTTGTTAACGGTTATGATACTAAAGTATCTTCTCTTAACAATTACAATTTTGCTACTAACACATACACCCCGCTTAAAGCTCTTTTTAGCGGTATTGAATCCAACTATACCGCCACTTATGGTAACTGGGTAAAAATATATGATGCATACTCAGATAAACGTCTATGGATGCCTGTTTCAGGTTTTGCTGCAGCAGCTTTTGCAAGAACAGATGCAACAGCTCAACCCTGGATTGCACCGGCAGGTTTAACTCGTGGTGTTATTAATAATGTTGTTGATATTGCATTTAATCCTAATCAAAAGCAAAGAGACTTCTTATACCCAATCTCAATCAATCCTGTTGTATTCTTTAATACAGATGGTTATGTAATCTTTGGTCAGAAGACACTACAAACAAAACCATCTGCATTTGACAGGATTAACGTTCGTAGACTGTTCTTAGCTCTTGAAAAATCCGTACAGAGATCTTTAAGATTCTTCGTGTTTGAGCCTAATACTGAGTTTACAAGAACTCGCCTTAAAAATACAATTACACCTATTTTTGAATTAGCTAAGAATACAGAAGGTCTTTACGATTACTTGATCGTTTGCGACGAAAGAAACAATACACCTGATTCAATCGATCGTAATGAACTTAACGTAGACATCTACATTAAACCGGTTCGTGCTGCAGAGTTTATCTTAGTGAACTTCATCGCTACACGTACAGGCCAAAACTTCCAAGAATTAATCTAATAAATAATTTAAACATATGGCACAAAATATATCAGACTTCTACACATCAGTACAAAAGTTTGACTTCGCACGTCAGTTTCAGTTTCGTGTAGGTCCTTCTTTTGCAAACACAGGTATACCTGAAAATCAGTTAATTTATCTCGAAACAGCTAATTTACCAGGTCGTGCTATAACAAACGTGCAGGTACCTTTTATGGGTCTTCAGTTTAATGTTCCTGGAACAGCTACATACCCAGGCTCTGATGCCTGGAGTGTAACATTTCGTTGTGACCAAGATTACGATATTCGAGCACTACTTGAAAACGCTACATTCAATACTTTTGATGAGGCTGCTTCTACAGGGGACTATAACATCGCAAGAACAAGTTCAGTTATTGATATTGCTCTTCTTGGTAAAAGTGGTTCTGCATCTCCAATTCGTCGGTATAAACTTATAGGTGCTTATGTAGTCTCAGTTGGTGAGTCAACATACAATCTTGGTGACAGTGGCACCATACAGACTGTACCTGCTACACTCGCTTATCAGTACTGGCAAGTAACGACTACACCAAATTCCCCTACAGTTCTTAGATAAATTTAGCAATAAGTAATATTGCTAATATATGACCGAGTTAACTGGACAGATACCTCATTTTTTTGAGTCATTTTTAAGTAGACCGGCATCTGCTTTACCTAAAGGAGCATTTTGGGTTGTTGATTTCGAAGGTCTAAAAGACGTTAAAAAGGCCATTATAAAAACTGCTAGTTTAGAGCCTAGTAAATGGGATATTGAAGATGGCCTTAATACGTTAGTAGATGATTTAGACTACGAACGTAAGGGTTGTTTATTTTGTCAGGCTGTATCAGTACCTGGGGAACAAGCAATAGCCAACCCTGAAGGTATACAAAAAAATCAATTTATAAGAACTGCTACAGGTGATGGTAGAGCCGACTATACACCAAATGGTTTGCGAATGACATTCCTAGATACAAATGTTAGTTTTGTTGATAATATACTTCGTCCCTGGGTGCTTACAACAGCGAGACTCGGACTTATCGCCCGCCCACCCGGTGTTACTAACTATCGCCAAGATATATCAGTTTATAAACTTGGGATACTAACACCTAATTTACCACCTTTTATTCTGCTCAAATATACATTTAAAGGAGCATGCCCGATAGATGTTTCATCTGAAGAATATAACTACGTACCAACTGGGGCCCCGGTTAATCGAGAAGCTACATTTTTATTTCATCATTATAGTATTGAAACAAATAAAAATAATTTAGCTATAAAAAATAACAGTAGCACTAAGAGTATACCAGAATTTAGAT